AGCTGTTTTTGTTTGTCTCTAGGTATTCAGCCTAGACTGATGAGCTCCAGTAGAGCGAAACAAACAAAACAAAGGACAATAACAATGGACAATCCATATACAGAAAATCTTGCTGACTTTGGCTACAGAGAGCAAGACGAAGCAAAAGACATTTTTGAAGCGTGGAAGCTGAACGGCTTACCTAGTGATTTTGAAAATGACGGCGTTAAGTTAGCTTTCAATAAAAATTCAGGTTATGTTTTTTTAACTAATTCTGAATATCAAGTTGCAATGTGTGACGGCGATAAAAAATTATATTCTTTTTATAGCTCACCTTATGAAGGCAAAGAAGGGAGCTTTGAAGATTTAAAAGAAGAATATGAAGACATGAACTCAGAAGACAAAGAATGGTTTTTTGATGTCGCTGAAAATATCAACAGACAACAGGAGCTTACTAATGGCTAAATTTATACACCCTAAAATAAGACGTATGCAAAACGCCGAGAGCGTGGAGAAATACCAAGACGAGCAAGACCGAAAGCAATTCTTTGCAGACTACAACAAAGAAAAAGACAGAACCAAAAAAATTGAGATGTTAAGAACAGCAACTCAAAATGCTTGGATATAAATATGGGTTTATTCATATTTACATTTTTAATGATTGCCTTTTTTATTTGGTGGTCAATTTCTGCGTTTAAATAAACAAGAGCGAAACAGGGCGGAGCTTCCGCCTTGTCTTGAGGTTATGCCTCAACTGACGAGCTCGTAAACAAACAAAACAAACAGGAGATAACAACAATGATTGATTTTATAATTTATGGAATAGTTGATAACGGCGTGATGATTTTAGGTGCTATGACTGGCTACGAGTTGGAGCGGTACTTACCAAAAAGACTTCAAAAAGGTCTGGGTGCTGTCGTAGGTGCCGGACTTGGGAACGCTTGTTCTGATTTCTTGGGCGGTGCTTCTACTGCGTCTTGGGATTTAGCCTTCGGCACAGCTTCAGGCTGTCTAATAGGTTTAATATTCATTCCGTTATTGGTTTACATTGGTAAACTTAGAAGAGCACACAAAACAAAATAAGCAACACTGAAGAGACTTGAAGAGTCGAAACAGGGCGGACTTGTGCCGCTCTGTCTGTTGCCTTTTAAAGTTCCCATTGGGAGCGGAGCAACACAAACAAAACAAGGAGTATAACATGAAAGACACTATTCAATTAATTGGTGGCGTTCTTGGAGCGTTGCTGTTCGTTGGCACTATGTGGGCTTTGGCTTGGGTAGGTTGTGCAATGAGTGACGCTTGTTGGTATGCTTATACAGGTCAACTGTAATATGAGCGGAGACCATCAAAGACGTTATGAGATATGGCAACAGCCAGAAACTCGACTGCGTTTTTTATCTAGTGAAGAATGGGCTTTTGATAATAAGATAGCTCAAAAATGTTGGGGTCACTGGGAGCTTGGCACTTGCGATTATAAAGCCGCAGGTGTGAGCGAGGCAGACTTCAATAAATACATGGAGATAAGACGCAGGTATCTTGACTGGGAGCATAAGGGTCAAATGGCTTTTCTTTATAGAAGAGACAACGATTGGCAGGAGCTTTGTAAAAAGTATAATCTTGCAGACTTACCTTATGAATACCGAGAAGAGAAAAAGCGTGACAATCGAAAAGAGCTTCAACAAATTATCCTTCAAGCCGTAAAGGATAACACACTGAAGAAGAAGCCATTATTGGCTTTTCTTAGAACTAATAATCCTGACCTTAATTCGTCAGCGATTAATAGGCAACTTAACAAACTACTCAAATGTAGAGCTTTAGATATAGACACTAAGTTCAAGACGAAGCGGTACGTTATTATGGGTGCGTACTTTAGCTCACATTACATTAAGTAGTGACTGGGGACGAAGGCGTGAGATTAACACAGACAATCACGCCTTTGTCTTTTTTAAAATAAACAAAGGAGCAATTATGAAACTTAGACAAGTATATGACAAGCAAGACTGGGAAAAGTGCCAGTCTCAAAGAGCGTTGTCTGTTATAGATATAATAGGCAACATAGAACCTAAAAATGTAAATGATGAGCATATTGAAAAAGTTAGAAATAGACTTGAAAAAAAAGGTTTATCAGGTGCTACAATTAATAGATACTTAGCGTCTTTATCTAAACTTTTAAAGTATGCTCATAAGCGTTATACAATTTTTAATATGGAGCGTATGCCGCACATTGAATGGTATAAAGAGAGCAAAGGTAGAATAAGATATATAAGCAAAAAAGAAGAAGCTAAAATTATTGAGCTATTAAAGGACTCAGAATATCTGAGCCTTTATCTTTTTCTTATGGATACTGGAATGAGATTGAGCGAGGCACTTTCATTTACTAAAGAGGATATTCAAGAGCTTGGAGACAAAACTTATATAACTTTATATGGTACTAAAAATGGAGACACTAGAAGCGTTCCATTAACAGACAGAGCCAAGAAACTAGGAGTCAATACTTTTAAACATTTAGATTATTGGAAAGCTGAGAACACTTGGAAACAGTTGCGTAAAGACATGGGACTAGCAAATGATAAGCAATTTGTTATTCATGCTTTACGTCATACTTGTGCGTCAAGATTGGCTCAGTCAGGTAAGATTGAGTTACACATAATAAAAGAATTATTAGGTCATAGAAGCTATAATACGACTTTAAGATATAGTCATTTTAAACCTAGTAATTTATTAGGAGCGGTGGACATTTTAAATAACTTAGATTAAAGTACCCATTATAGATTAACCACAACCATCACTTAAGGAGTGTTAATAATGACAAAACTATTAGAAGTAATGCCTACTTATAAAGACCAAGTTGAACATGAAAAGCAAATGCTTGAGCTTGGAAAACAAAGAACTAATAAAAGAAGACAGTCTCATGTTGAGCGTGAGGAAGAGTCTGTAACGAGTTACGGAAAAGTAATGGTAGCAAATACCATAAGACCTTTAGCAATAGGTATAAAAGAATACCTTGAGACATGTGCTAAGAATACAATAGGGCAACCACCAGTAGCTTTCATGCACCTTGCAGGAGTAGACCCTGAAATATCCGCCCTCATCACAGCCAAACATATCATTAATACAATCACACAATACAAACCACTTACCGCTACTTGTATTAGCTTAGGTGGTAAAATCGAAACAGAAGAACAGCTTAAGAATTTTCAGTTTTTAAATCCTGAGCTTTACCAAGTAGTAAAGTTAGACCTTGATAAGAGGTCATGGAACTATGCTTACAAAAGAAGGAAGCTAAGGGAGACAGCCAAAAGAGGAGAGGTAGCTTGGACTGAGTGGACTACACCTCAAAAACTACATGTTGGTATTCGTCTAGTTGAGCTTATGGTTGAGAAGACAGGGCTAATTGAAATTGGCACTGAGACTATCAATCGTAAAAGAACTAAGATTATTAAACAGACTCAAAAAACTAGAGAGTGGATTAAAAATAGAAATGAGTTTAACGAACTGTTAAACCCAGAGTACCTGCCAACAGTTATGCCGCCGAAACAATGGACGTCTGTAAGTGGCGGCGGTTATTGGACTTCAGAGCTACCAGAGCTTGACCTTGTTAAACAAAGAAACAAGAAGTTTAAGAAAGAGCTTGAGAACTTTAAAATGCCTGAAGTTTACAGTGCAGTAAATGCAATGCAGAACACAGCGTTTAAGGTAAACAACTTTATACTAGGCGTTATGCAAGAGGCTTGGGACAAAGGAATAGCCATAGGCGGTATGCCGCCATTAACAAACATGGAGATACCTAATAAGCCACATGACATAGACACTAATGCTGAGAGTAGAAAAGCATGGAAGAAACAAGCAGTCGTAGCTCATACTGAAAATGCTAGAATGTTTAGTAAGCGTTTATTGTATGCTAAAATTATTTGGTTAGCTCAAAAGTTTAAGCAATACAAAACAATTTACTTTCCATTACAATTAGATTTCAGAGGGCGTTGTTATGCTGTCCCTGCTTTTCTTAACTATCAAAGTATAAGTGGAGCTAAGGCTTTGTTAAACTTTAGTTATGGTAAAGCTATCACAAAAGAAAACAAAGGTGATTTCTGGTTAGCCGTACATGGAGCTAACATGTGGGGTAAAGATAAGCAAACACTTGAAGGTAGAGTTGAGTGGGTAAAAGAAAATGAAGACATGCTTATTAAATGTGCTGAAGACCCATTTACTAATAGACAGTGGGAAGACGCTTCATCTCCGTTTCAAGCTCTAGCATTTTGTGAAGAGTGGAGACAGTTTAAAGAACAAGGCTATGGGTTTGTCTCAACAATACCAGTTGCGATTGATGGCTCATGTAATGGACTACAATTATATTCTTTAATGCTTAAAGATAAAGAAGCAGGAAAATTAGTTAATGTAGTGCCAAGTAAAACACCACAAGACATTTATCAGTTAGTTGCTGATAGTGTGACTGAGCGTTTAAAAGAAGAAGCACAAAAAGGAACAGTCTATGCTCAGATGTGGTTAGACTATAAAGTTAAGCGGAGCACAACAAAGAGAAGTATTATGACAATCTGTTATGGGTCAACAAGATACTCATGCACAGACTTTGTTGTTGAAGACTTAACTAAACGACAGGATAAAGGAGAGAAGCACCCATTCTTTACAGATGTTTTTAAACCTGCAAGTTTCTTAGCAGGAATTATCTGGGACAGTATTGGAGACAATTTAAAAAGTGCTCGAATAGGAATGGATTATCTGCAAACGATTTCAAGATTGTTAGCAAAAGAACAGTTACCTATTCATTGGATAACACCAGTTGGATTTCCAGTGTATCAATCATATCCTGAAATGAAAAGCAAACGAGTCAAAGCAATGTTAATGGGTGAAGTTATTAAACCTAGAATAAACACTGAGACTGATAAGACCGACAAGTTGCGAATGAGTAATGCTATTGCACCTAATCTGGTTCATAGCACTGACTCTGCCGCAATGATGAAGACTACAAACATAGCTTATGAAAATGGCATTAGAAATTTTTGTAATGTCCATGATTCATTTGCTACTACAGCAGGAGATGTAGAAACATTGACTGCAAGTTTAAAGGAAGCGTTCATACAAATATTTACTGAACATGATGTGTTGAAAGAATTTAAAGAAGATGTCTTTCACCAGATACCTGAAAACTTAAGAGCTAAATTACCTGACGTACCTGAGAAGGGTGATTTAGATATAACATTACTCAGGGAATGTGACTTTTTCTTTGCTTAATCAATCCGCAAATGCTTAAGAAACATAACAGGGTAGTAAAGTACCCTTAATAGACAAGAAAGGTTGATAACATGGATAAAGACAATGGATACTACCAACAATTCAGAACCATGCCATTAGATACGGCAGTAAGTTTTATGATGAAGGGGTGGATAATCGAAGAACCAATAGAGGACGAAGACAATGAAGAACAATAATGTAAAGATTGTATCACCAGTTGGAGTGAGCCAATACGCATGGCTTACACAACCTGATACTAGGTTTGATAATGATGGTCATTACAAGACTAATTTAATTATTAAAACTGAAGACGCAAAGCCACTCATTAAACAAATTGATGATGAGATGGCGGCTAGTCTTACTCTTGCTAAAGAGAAGGCTAAAGGTAAGAAAGTTAAAGAAGGTAATGCTCCTTACGAAGCTGAAGTAGATGATGAAGGTCAAGAGACTGGAAACACTATCTTCAAATTTAAAACTAAAGCACAAATCATTTCTAAAGATGGGAAAGTTATTCCTAATCGAGTTGCTTTGTTTGATACTAAAGGCAAACCAATGACAGATGTAAATGTCTGGTCAGGAAGTGAGATGAAATGCTCTGCTGAACTTATCAAATATTACACTGCAATCGCAGGTGCAGGAGTTTCAATGAGACTACGAGCTTGTCAGATAACTAAGTTAGTTGAAGGTGGTAGTGGTAACGCAAAAGGATACGGCTTTGATGATATTAAAGACGGATACGAATTTGTAGAAAGCAAAGAAAATGATGTTCAAGAAGAGACTGAAACACAAGCGTCTGACTTCTAATCAAGTTGGACATAAGTATGGTTTCAGGTCAGGACTTGAGGAGCAAATAGCTGATGAGTTAAGAGGTCTGCGTGTGACGTATGAATTTGAAGAGACTAAGTTGAAATATACTAAGCCTCAAAAAATACATACTTATACACCAGACTTCTACTTACCTAAGCAAAAGATTTTTATTGAAACAAAAGGTCTGTTTATGACAGCAGACAGACAAAAAATGAAGCTCATAAAAGAGCAACATACAGATAAAGATATTAGATTTATATTTTCAAATGCAAAAGCTCGAATAAGTAAAAAGTCTAAGACTACTTACGCCATGTGGTGTGAGAAGTATGGATTTCAATGGGCTGATAAACACATACCGAAGGAATGGTTAAATGAGTAACGAGAGAGAACAAACTAAGTATATAATAATACACTCTACCGATACTCTACCTGAAAAAGATTTATCTGCAAAAGATGTAGCTGACCAAGACAGAAAAGAAGGTTGGCTATCATGTCGCTTTCATAAAGTTATTACTAGAGATGGTAATGTCGAAGATGGTAGAGATATTAAAATTGCAGGAGCTCACATTGAGAATAGTGAGAAAGTAACTAACGCAAACTCAATAGGAATTTGCTTAGTAGGCGGCAAAGGAATTGATGATAAGCCTGATTGTAACTTTACCTTAAAACAGTACAATGCTTTGAGTGAGCTTGTATCTGAATTAAAATTAGAGTATAAGAAAGCTGTTATCATGGGCTACAGAGATGTAGCTGATGTCCTGTCTCCGCACTTCAACATAAAGGAGTTGCTGAGATAGTTTTGTTTGACCCTGCCAGTAGCAATACTGGTGGGGTTTTTTTATTCCCAAATATTTAATCAAAAAAATTTAGAGAGAAAATGGAAAGTAACTTTTTATATCACAGCCCATGTGAAGACTGCGGTTCTAGTGACGCTAACAGCGTTTATGATGATGGACACACGCATTGTTTTTCATGTGGAACAACCAAGAGAGGACAGGATTTGACAACACCAGAAACTAAAACAATAAACAAAGACTTTGTTACAGGTCAAGTTACACCTCTTACTAAACGAGGTTTAGATATAACAACTCTCCAAAAATTTAATTATCAAACTGGTACATACAATGGAAAGCCAGTTCAGATTGCAAACTATTATAATAAAGACAGACAATTAGTTGCACAAAAATTACGACACCAAGATAAAACTTTTCAATGGTTAGGTGAAGCAAAAGAGTCTGGTTTATTTGGTCAGCATTTGTGGAGAGATACAGGAAAAATGTTGATAGTCTGCGAAGGAGAAATTGACGCCTTATCAATTAGCAAAATTAATCAGAATAAATTTCCTGTTGTTAGTATTAAATCAGGAGCTCAGGGTGCAAAGAAAGATATACAAAGAGAACTTGAATGGGTTGAAGGTTTTGAATCTGTTGTCTTTATGTTTGACCAAGACGAACAAGGTAAAGCAGGTGCACTAGCATGTGCAAAATTACTTACACCTAATAAAGCAAAGATTTGTACGTTACCTATGAAAGACGCTAACGATATGTTGGTTGCAGGTAAAGCAA